GTCCTTTCGGACTTTATATTTGGGTTATCATGCTCACCATTATACCACATCTCCTTATTACTATCCGTGTGTATACCATTACCAACGAATGTGACTATACACTTGGTCACGGTCTTCGGTGTATCCTTCACTGCTGCATCCTTAGCCACCGCATCTTTGACTACTACATCCTTTGCAGGTGTATTCTCCTGTACCTTCGGGGTGGCCGGGGTCGGTGTAGTAGGCTGTACTGGTGTAGGTGTAGTGGGCTGTGTCACATTATTCGCCTGTCCGTTCTGTACTGTCATTATAAATCCCTCCAATTATATTAATATTTGCCCAATAGGGTGATAGGGTGGGCAATATTGATGCACCACCCTATCTATATCATCATGGCTAGTGATTAGCAACCTGTAATCTTGTACACGTTATCACCGTATAATATTGCAAATGTGTATGCCTCGAGTGTCCTTACTTCCTCTGCAGCATTTGCGAAGTTCTCAGTTCTATCAAGTCTGAGTTCCTCACGTACGCAGTACAATAACTTATCCTTGGCACGTACAAGTAATGCAACCCCGGCTGTTACCCACGCTGTGATTATTACTGATAATCCGCATACACCCTTGATATCTCCGGTGTTAGCATCGAGTACTATACCTGGTGGTACCTGGTTGAGGTCAACAGGTATCAAATCATCCTGCTGATCGGGGTTCATTATGAGATGTGTAAAGTATACCGGTCTCGGTATATTGGTACCAGCCTCTGTAAACTTAGCGGCAGCTGTCTTTCCCTTCCTTATATCTGCAAGTTTCAGTGTGCCACTAGTACCAGCTGCTTCACTATGTCCTGCTGCAGCCTCGAGTGCCGCGAATGCTACCTTATTCTTGGTACGGATGTGTGCCTTACCAAGTTCGAGTGTGGTGAAACGTATTACGTCAACCTGGTCATCACGGATCATCTGGTGTGTAAATCCACATCTTACACCGTAGTCCTCGGCGGTTACTGTCTGTGTTCCAGTACCGAGGTTGATGAATGGTATTTCCTGACCTTCCTGTATCTTACCGACCACGAGACCCTTGAAGCTCGGGAATGGAACACTATTTCTAACGAGATCGAATCTCATAAATAATGCTTCAAACTGTGACGGCTCCTCATTCTGTCCCTCAAGTAGTAATGGGTTCAATCCGACTGTCATGAGATCGGTGAAGTCCGCCCTACCCTGTAATTCTGATATCCTTATATTCTTCTCGAATGCCATTGTATGTCTACCTCCCTTCATTATACACTAAATTTTACGTATGGATTTCCATCAGCATCGCAACCAGCGACTACTATACCGCATACAGCTGCCAGATTACCGAGTGCGGTCTCTATTGCACCTATTGCTGTATTTACCGCTGTATTTACTGCTGTATTGACATCGGCCTGTACATACGTTGCCCCGAGGTCTGCCGCTATGTCGGCAACAGTGAGTGCTGGCATCTTCTTGACGTATCCATCGCCAGCCGATACTACCTTATCACCAGCTGCAATTGCTGCGCTGCTGGCTGACAGTTTTACGAACCCTTCTGTATCTATTACTACATTTACACCAACTGCCGCGTCACCAAATGCTACACCAACTACCTTCAAGCTACCTGCAGCCGCAGGTCCGACTGTCCAGTTACCAGTAGACTCTATTACCATACCCTTCTTGACGGCCACGGATGCTGTTATAAGTGTCTGGGTGGTACCGAGTGCCTGGGGTTCCTGACCACCTATGAGGGTACCCTCACTCACCTTGTAATTCTTGTTTATTGCCATCCCTTTTCACTCCATTCTGCCAATATGGCATATTATTTTATAAATTCTTTCTTGGCACCGAACAGGTTCATCACACCAGTCTTGAGATCATCCCCACCAGTGCCACGATTTCCACCGTTACCTGCAGGTGGGTTATTTATTGTTCCACCCATTTCACGAACGAATGCTATCTCGGCTGCAATTGATGCATCGATATCTGCCTCACTCTTACCTGTGACCCTCTTGGAGAACAATTCACGCATATTCTCGGGTACCTGTTCAGCTATCTTCTTGGTCTTGTACTCAGTAATCCTCGACTCCTCGATCTTACCCTGGAGTTCTGCAATCTTCTGGTCCTTGCCGTCCAGTATACCCTGGAATTCCGATAATTTTACTGATTTCTGTGCACCATCGACTGTAAGTTGCATTTCAGTTATCTTGCCGGATTCCTGTATCTGTTTGTACAGGTTGGGATTAGATAACTGCAATTCCTGAACGCTAACACCCTGTACCATCCCATTGTATATATCGGGATTGTACGCCCTCAGTTCCGCTATAGTGGTATTCTTCAAGATTTCCTTTGGCTCCATGTTACCATTACCTCCTTCATTATTATGTTGCATTTCACTAACTACTGACATTGCCTGTGATGTGCCCATACCCTCCGTACCTGGGTTGGCCCAATCTATTGATTGTAACTCACTGATATGAAGTACATCTAGTACTCCACTGTTTTGTAACACATCCCCTGTACCATTTATTGATACCGTCATTGGGTTCTTAGCCCCTATGCTCTTCGGTACCCACTCACGTAATGGGGATGTTTTGAATAGATAGGCCTTGGCGACCGCCCTCGATCCACCACCTTCGAGTTCCTGTACTATCGACCCTACGTATATACACTGTGGCTCCCTGAACTCAAATCCATACTTACTTGGATCTGGATGTCCAAGGAACCCCTGTACACCCGCTGTCAACTGATGTATCTCGGTGACCACCTGCCTGTTATATCTGCGTTTATTAGTCTTAGATACACCTGTACGTATTGTCTCTACATTTACGAATTTAGGATCGGGATCGTCCGCAGTTAGCGCCGTAACATCAATACGTGGATCGACCGGTACATTTACCACCGGATTATCACCAACCATTTCAAGTATACGGCCATCAAACGTCATTAATTCCTGTATCCTTTGACCCTTACTACTCTCTGCCACATAATCACCTCACCTTCTACTAGTCAAAATGTTAGGCTGTTCCATTGCGTTGTAATGCGCTATATATTCTTACTTATAATACCTAGTAGCTTATTCCATCCCTCTAGTTGTGTCGCGTCCCATGGTAGTATCATAACTCCCTTTATTGCCTCATATGACCTACTCAATACATCCTTATTACCATCCACAATATTACCAGCAACATAATCCTTCCAGAACTTCATTTGAATATTAAATTCACGCTCCATATTCTTCTTAGAATTGGATAATGCTATATCAAATGCACTTACTGTATCATTTACAGCATTAGACCTGGCATCCACTATGGCCTTCTGTATATTTGGTGTCCTCTCACCCTCAAGATATTTGGTCGCTGCATCCAATGGTATATATTTACCGTAGCTTATACCAAGTCTCATATTTATACGTGCATATATGTCATCCGGTGTATATATCCTACTCAACATATTAGCACGCCTGGTAAATATCGATGATATTGGCTTATCCCAACCAGACATCATCGGTAACCATACACACCTACACCTTGGGTGTGCTGGTAGGTAATATGTGTTATCATCGGAATTATATATTGTACCTATCTTAGGTCTACAGAATGTACATGTGGTTTGCGAATACTTAAATCCATGCCAGTATTTCATTACTGGTTGTCCTGGATTCTGTGTATTATATTCGTTCATCCTACTGATAGCACCAGTGTTATATGCCATACTGAGTTCAGTCTGTGCTATTTCTTCTGCTTTTGACCTAGATGTGCCGAGTATTTCGGTCAATCTCGCACGCACTGATGCTTTACTCACATCATTCTGTAGTATTAACTCCCCCAATGATGATCTAACCTTATCTATTAGGCTGGTATCGAGCCACTTTACACGTTCCATAACATGATTTTGCATATAGTCTATCATGTTATTATCTATCATCTTATTCTTCTTCTGTATCTCTAATAACCCCTGACTTCTTGCCTTAGATTCTACACCAAGTCCTAATTCTATGAGGTCACCAAATTGGGTATATGATATATCGGTGTGTTCCGATGCGGCACTAGATAATATAGATAGCATATCACTATAATATTTCCTAGTTATGTCCTCGATCTTAGATATTAACTTCTGCATCTGTAGTAGTGTCGTGATACCGCCATATATATCAGCCGCACGTAGTATCTCAGATTGCATCCTGTCGTATATTTGCAATATCCTTGATATGGTATCATCTTCCGACCTCATGTTCTGTAGGTCATATCTATCGGCCTGCTCAATTATATAATCAATAACTCTTTTATACCCGTCCATCTTCTCACCTTCTTGTATAATGTTTTGTCTTTCATAAACTTATTACAGAGCGCTTTGCAATACGATAAGCCCAATGAGTTTTAAAAAAGAAACATCATGTATTATAAAGGAAATGTATTATTAGTTGTTTGTTTTCCTATCTCCAAATGTTTGAGTTGTTACGTTTGTTGCATTTCCCCTGGCTTTCCTGTCATCTGTTCCATCATCCTTATTGTTACCTTGGTTTGCCCGTGTACTGAACCTACCTCCCATTACACCGCCACCAGCTGTACTGTTGATGAGTGCCCCGAATTCTTCGTCCTCCAATAATATCTGCTCGCGCTCTATATCCCAATTGTGCCCTGTATTCATGGCTGCTGTCTTCCTCGAGCATATCTTGGCTCCAACCTTGAGTACGTATGTCTCGGCCTTGGCTTTCTCCGACATTGTACTTATCTCTGGGAATATTATTTGGCCATCATCTACTACTGCCGGATCACCACCAGCTATTGCCACAGCGAACTTATGCATATCATTAAATGTCTCACCAAACGCATTCTGCCTATCCTCAGCCAATTTATTTAATGCGAATGTAGTATCATCATTACCTGCTGTATCGGTCTGGTTGAATAGTAAATATTCTGGCATATCCATACCGGCACATATTAGACCACGTAACGTCTTCTCATCACCCTTGGCGTCAGTACCCTGGTGCTTAAACTCCAGTGGTTTCCACTCTTCCTGCTTATTGTGTACTGGATTAGAACCTATTGTGAACCCTGCCAAGTCTGCTATCCTATTCTGTATTACTATCGGGTCATCGGTATCTATAGAGATATCATATGCCGGACTACCATATAGTTGATGTATCGTTAATCTGTCACCCACGAAGTTCATATAACTATACATTATATCGAATACCTGTTTGAAGTCCGATGTACCGTGTATCTCACTGGATGAATTATTGAATTTAATATGGCACATTACTCCTTTACCCTTAATACCATTTGCACCGTTTAGCCCTAGCATTTTACGTACCTTACGTGCCACGCCAGCTACTACACCGTTCGAGAACTCTATATTGTTTAGATATGTGCTTATTGGCATCATATCGAAACTCTCATTCTTACCTGATTCTTCGTCCTTGTACGATACTATATACCTATTCACGTTGTCTGCATTGGATGGGTCGAAGTCTATCTCCACCTGGTTACTCTCATACACTTTCATTAACACATCACCAGTTGATTGTGGGAATAACCCTATAAATATTTCACCGTACAGCTGCGAGTCGGTACAGATACCACCAAGCCTACTACGTATCCTGTTTATTCTCCAGAATCTCTTTATAACATCTTGTGTTGATTTATCATATGAGTATCCAAGCCCACGACCGAATACTAGTGCGTTTAGCTTGGTAATACGACTCTTCATGAGTGGGTTAATCTTCCATGTATTATATACTGTGTCATTATTTAACTTTCTGTTCCTATCCCACCTATATACTACACGTACATTTGTGACTATACCTGATGTCTTGCCTGGTTGTCCTGCTATCATTTCCTTTATTACTGTCTTGGTTCTCTCATCGTCATAATATACTTTTCCATCCAATCCAAGTGTACCTATGACATGCTTACCATCTAATACTACCTCATATGCCATACTATCTCCTCCTCATCTGGAATATTGGGAATGCACTTGATACCTTTACATTCTTTCCCGGTAATAATATACCACTGGCTGTCTGCTTCATACCAGTTGATTCTACTCTGGGGGTCGTCATTGGCGGCGCTGATCCCGCTATTGGTGTACTCACTACACCATCCGCAGCCACATCAGCATATACCTTTGCATGTAGGAAGTGGTCAGGTCCGGTGTTAACGTATTGTATAAATGCATTACCTGATTTAGTCTCAGCCTTCTCAGCTGCTATGTTAGTAAAATGCTCCATTGCCATATCGACACGTTCTATATTTTTGTCCTCACCAGGTATTATTAGTCTCTTATCGTGTACCTGATCTATTACCTTCTCTATCATCTCGGACCTACCGACCGTTACATTCATTTCTTTCTCATTCCATGATGTTTCGGTCTTGGCTGGT